GTTATTTTTAGTAATGGCAAAATTATTTGGATTTTCTATAGAGAATAAAGAATCTCTTTCACCTTCTGTAGTATCCCCCGTTCCTCAAAATAATGAGGACGGGGTTGATCATTATCTAACAAGTGGTTTTTTTGGATCTTATGTAGATATAGAGGGTGTTTATAGAACCGAATATGATTTAATTAAAAGATACAGAGAAATGTCACTTCACCCAGAAGTAGACAGTGCTATTGAAGATATCGTTAATGAAGCTATTGTTAGTGACACAAACGATACTCCAGTACAAATTGAATTATCTAATTTAAATGCTAGTGATGGATTAAAAAAGAAGATAAGAGAAGAATTTAAAACAATTTTAGATTTATTAGATTTTGATAAAAAATCTCATGAAATTTATAGGAATTGGTACATTGATGGAAGACTTTATTATCATAAAGTAATCGATTTAAAAAATCCACAAAAGGGTATTCAAGAATTAAGATATGTTGACGCATTAAAAATGCGTTATGTTAGACAATCTATTTCTAAAAAGAAGAATAATGGTGGAGTTAGAATAAAAAATTCTAACGACGAAAATCCAATGGATTATGATTTTCCACAAATTGAAGAATACTTCATCTATAATCCTACTGCCCAATCTCCAATTGGGTCTATGAATGGAAGAAATTCTAGTCAGGCAAATTCTGGAATCAAAATTGCGAGAGATGCGATAACTTATTGTACTTCTGGATTAGTAGATAGAAATAAAGGAACTTGTCTGTCATACTTACATAAAGCAATTAAGTCTCTCAATCAACTCCGCATGATTGAGGATAGTCTTGTTATTTACAGATTGTCTCGTGCTCCAGAGCGTCGTATCTTCTATATTGATGTAGGTAATCTTCCTAAAATTAAGGCAGAGCAATATCTTCGTGATGTTATGATGCGTTATCGCAATAAATTAGTTTACGATGCCTCTACAGGTGAAATTAGAGATGATAAGAAGTTTATGAGTATGCTTGAGGACTTCTGGTTACCTCGTAGAGAAGGTGGTAGAGGTACAGAGATTACAACTCTTCCTGGTGGTCAGAATCTTGGAGAAATTACAGATATCAAATATTTCCAGAGTAAATTATACAAATCATTGAACGTTCCTCCATCAAGAATGGAAGGAGAAGGTGGATTTAATCTTGGTAGATCTTCAGAAATTTTGAGAGATGAACTCAAATTTACCAAATTTGTTGGTAGATTAAGGAAGCGTTTTTCAAACATGTTTAATGACATGTTAAAGACCCAATTAATATTAAAAAATATCGTAACTCCAGAAGATTGGGAGCAAATGAGTGAGCATATTCAATATGACTTCCTTTATGATAATCACTTCTCTGAACTAAAAGAAGCAGAATTGATGACCGAAAGGTTAAATATTGCTGCTACTGCAGAACCTTATATCGGCAAATACTACTCTCAAGATTATGTAAGACGTAAGATTTTACGTCAAACTGATGAAGAGATTATTGAGCAAGATCAATTAATCAAAAAAGAAATTAAAGCAGGCATTATTCCAGATCCAAATGCACCAATAGACCCAGCAACTGGTATGCCAATGCCTTCTGATGCAAACCAAGATAATATTAATGGTGCATCAGGAAAAGTTCCTACAGAACCAGGGATAGATGGTTCAAGTACAGAAGTTAAGTAACTTTAATAAATTTATTTTTTAGAAGTCCTTTTCTTCTCAGTATAAAAAGATTATTTTTATCATATCCTATAAAGTCATTATCGATTTTATAGGATATTTTATTTTTCTCCCAAGTTTCTATATTATATTTTGAGTTTAAAGTTAATGGATATTTTTGATTTTCATTAAAAATAAATTTTTTCTGAATATCAATAATTTCTGAGTCAATTTGTACAATATTTGAGCAATATAACTCAATAAATTCAAATAGTTTTGATTTATTTTTAAATAAGAATTCAAAACTACTAGCATGTAAAGAATGACCAGTTTTGGCACCCTGTGTTATCTTCCCAGTCTTAATATAAGTAGAGACAATATTATATATTTCTTGATAATGAACTCCAATGAATCCATCATCATTTTTTATACAGTCAAATAAATTATCATAAAATTTTCTATAACTTATATTTAAAATATTAAAGCAATATTTCGATAGCACTTGAGTATATCCCGCTATATGTAATTGAACAATCAACCATCCGTACATATAACATTCAATTAATTCATCTGTGGTTAAAGTATCGGTTTTATTAATTAATTCTATACTTTCTTTTACTTCTGAGTAATCTTTTTCATTAGTGAATGAAACGTAATCCTCTGCTTTGATAGTTTCAATACCATATATTTTTCTAGATAATTCACTGTTCAATTCACTGTTACCAAAAACTTGACAAAACCAAACATCAATAGATTCATGTTGCCCAAATTCTAATATTTTAGAGAATCCTTCCTTCCAAGAATCTATAGTTTCGTTTGGTAATCCTAAAATTAACTCGGTATAAGTTTTTACATCATGCTCTTTACTTTTTTCAATATGAGATGTAATGTTATTAATACTCATATTTTTTCTTTTAATTGCTTTAAGTGTTGGTTCATTCATACTTTGAACACTTATAGTTACACCTCTACTAATATCTCCAAGTATTTTTGCTATTTCAAAAACTACTTCTGTAGAATTTTTAGAATATTGCAAATTAACAGATTCTAATTTGCTATTATCAGCAACTTCTCTTATTAATTTTGCTATTTCCAAATCTCTTTCTTTATACATTCCAAAATTTGCATCTGCACAAAATATAAATGCAACATTATTATTTTTAATCCATTCAAGATCATTTTTTACACGATCTAGATTAAACATTTTAACTTTACTATAGGTTAATCCACCCCAATCACAAAAAGTACATGAATGGGGGCACCCTCGATTAGTTTCAATAGTAGAAGCCCAAAGAGTATTTGGATTGTCTTTTACAATTTGATCAAATACTTTAGATTCATATGGACTTGGAAAGTCTAATTGCTCTATTCTACTTTTTTGATATATTTTTTCTATTGTTTTATTTTGAACAATACTAGTTAATAAATCTAAGTAACTTTCTTCACCTTCACCAATTATTACACAATCTATAAATTCATTATCAAGAATTTTCAAAGTTGCTTGTGGTCCACCAAATTGAATAATACAGTCTGGAAATTTTTCTTTTATTAGTTTTGATAAAAATAGACAATATTGCTCATTCCAAACGTAACAACTAAAACTGCACACTGTTGGATTGTCTAATCTTTCCAGTATTTTATTTGGATGCTCTCTTTTAAAGATAATATCTTTTAATACAAAATTATTTTTTACTTCATCAAATTGATTACAATAACTCCATAAACAACCAACACTGTAAGGAAGCCAATATGTGTCTTCATTTCTAATTTCTACAGAATATTGCGGTTGAAATAAATATATATTTTTCATTCATCAATTTTAGATATAGTATTTTTTAGTAATCCCTTTCTTCTTAAAACCCAAAAATCATTTCGTATTGACTCATCTCTTTTATTTGAAACCATTAAACTTGTTGGTTTATCTTCCCATGTTGTTGTATCAACAGAAGAAGAAATAGTAATAGGATAATCTACCTCAGAGTCATAAACAAAGTTTTTTTGAAGATCCCAAAATTCATTAGTTATACCACCAAATTTTACCAGAGATTTATCAATTAAGGCAAATACTTCATTCCTATTATTCATAAAAAATGAAAAATCATTAGGAGAATTAAATTCTAATGAATGTCCACTTTTATTATCTGGTAAAATTCCCTCTGTTAAGTAATTTTTTACATCGAACTTTAATTTTTGAAAATATTCACCAATTATTCCGTTGTCAGTTTGAACCTTTTCAAATATTTCATCATAAAACATCCTATAAGTTATATTTTTATTGTAAAAAAGATATTTTGCTATTAGTTGAGCATATCCATTTATATGGAATTGTATTACTGTCCAAGCATACAAATAACTTTCAATTAATTCCAAAGTTGCCATTGAATTAGTTTTATTAACTATCTCAACAATTTCTTTGAATCCATGATATTCCTTAGGATTAGTGAATGAAATATAGTCATACGCCTTTACTGTTTCAATTCCGTGCATCTTTCTAGATAATTCACTTCCCAATTCACTATTACCAAATAATTGGCAGAACCAAACATCAATCGATTCGTGTTGACCACACTCCAAAACTTTAGATAATCCGTCTTTCCAAGTTTCTAAAGTTTCCTCGGGTAATGGCAAAATCAGTTCAGTGTATGTTTTAACTCCATATTCTTGACTCATTCTCATATGATTAGTCAAATCATTTATATGAAGATTCTTTCTCTTAATAGCCTTCAAAGTTGGTTGATTCATACTTTGAACGCTAATTGTTATTCCCCTAAGACAATGTTCTTCAAGTATTTTTGCAATTTTAAATACTGCTTCTGTTGAATTCTTAGCAAATTGTAAAACAACGTCACCAACATTGGTTTCTTTTAATTTGTCTCTGATTATCTCTGCTATAAGTATATCTCGCTCCTTATACATTCCAAAATTAGCATCAGCAACAAATAAGTATCCAATATTATTATTTTTTATCCAAGTAATATCATCTTCAACTCTCTTTATGTCGAAGTGGTCTACTTTACTCATAGTAGTTCCACCCCAATCACAAAAAGTGCATCTATGAGGACAACCTCTATTTGTTTCTATAGTTGCAGCCCAAATTACATCGGGATTTTCTTCAATTATTTTACTAAAGACATTAGATTGATATGGACTTGGATAATCTAATGTAGATAATCTAGTTCTCTCGTAATATTTTTTTATTTCTTTGTTTTCTATAATAGAATTAAGTATGTCTAGAAAATTTTCTTCACCCTCAGAAATTATTACAGTATCAATAAAATCATTTTCCTCTTGCATTTTTTTAGATGCTTGAGGTCCACCAAATTCGATAATGCAATTTGGAAATTTTTCTTTTACGAGTTTAGCTATTCCTAGACAATACTGTTCATTCCAAATATAACAACTAAATCCACATAAAACAGGATTATCCAATCTTTCTAATATTTTATCTGGATGTTCTCTTTTAAAAATTATATCCTTTAAAATAAAATTATTTTTTACTTCATCAAATTGATTACAATAACTCCAAATACATCCAACACTATATGGTATCCAATAATTTTCTTGTTTTCTAACTTCTACAGAATATTGTGGTTGAAATAAATATATGTTTTTCATTTCATTGAACTTTATGTATGTTGTATTTATCATAAATATATCAGAATTAAATGATTAAAAAATGGACGAACTTTTAGATATGATTATCTCTGACGAATCACCTGCACAAGTCAGTGATAAAATTAAAGAACTTCTTTTCGCAAAATCTGCGGATAAAATTGAAGCATTGAGACCAGCAGCAGGAAATTCATTATTTGGGAATCAAGAAGAGGTAGGATGATATGAAATCATTCAAGCAATTTATATCTGAATCAGTTAATATTGCTGGTGATTTTACTGGAAATCTTTATATTAATTCCGAAACAGAACAACCTCAGCAAGTAGGAGAAAACTATGTTGCTGATGTTATGTGGCAAGGAAACTTGTATAGATTGGAATTAGTAACCAAATCTGGATTGCCCTCAAAACAGGATTTAGGTGAGCAACTTCAAAGACAATATCCTGGAGCAATTGTTCATCAGATTTATCCAGCAGAAGAAAAGAACTTTAACATTAAAAACGTACAAAGATATCACCCCTCAAAATTAGAATGGATTGATTGATAATGGCTCAGTGGAATATACAAAATCAAGATTATCTAAATCAAGAAAGATCTTTATTTGAAGTTAATAATATTGCAACTAAAGATGGTCAACCAGTTAGTGTTGATAATCCATTTCCAGTATCTCTTGGAAGTTCTAGTATTACAATTAATGGTGATATTAGTATTCCTGGAATAGTAACTGTTACAAGTACACCAGAAAATCCAATTCATTCCCATATAGTTGAAGTTGGAACCAGTGGTGCATTAACAACACCATATCTTCCTGTTGGTGTTGGAACAGTAAATATAAATCTTTCATATCTTCCAGTTGGCATTTCCTCATTACTGAATACAGTATCAATCTCAAATACAAGTTTTTATATTCTAAATCCTGTTACTTCTGTGACGGTAGGTGGAACAGTATCAATTGCTAATACAGTATCAATCTCAAATACAAGTTTTTATATTCTAAATCCCGTTACTTCTGTAACCGTAGGAGGAACTGTATCAATTGCCAATACAGTATCAATCTCAAATACAAGTTTTTATGTAACCAATCCAGTCACAACAGTCGCAGTATCAGGTATTGGTTCTACTGTTACAGTTCAGGGAACAGTAGGAATTGGAACAACTGGGCAAGTATCACTCAATCTCAATAGTGCTCCTGTAAGTTCTAGTAATCCCCTACCAGTTACGGGAACAGTATCAATTTCCACATCATCAGCAGCAGCATCTATTACATTTCCCCCAATAGCAACTGATGCATTTGGTCGTTTAAGAACTTCAACTCCACTTACACTTTTTGATAGTTCCCACAGATACAAGGACAATAATCTTTGGAGTGGTTTAGTTGTAGGAACTGGTTCAACAGTTGGATTTGTAACAGCACAAGGTTTAGTCAATATTAGTATAGGAACTACTGCTGGATGTTCTGCGATTAGGGAAACCACAAAAGTATTCTCTTATCAACCAGGAAAATCATTACAAGTGATGAATACTTTTGTAATGAA